CCTTCATATCTTCCCAATCTTCTGGGGTAATAATTCCCTTCAGAATTAACTGGGTCTTGAGCATGTCTTGGAACATCTCACTGAATCTTTTGCGGAGACGACCAATAAACTTTGTAAACTTAAGTTCGTCACGAAGAACTTCAGTAGTCTTACCGAGGTTGAATCCCTTATTGTCATCAGTAAGACGTGAAGGTGGTAAGTTTAGTGAGTTGTAAAGTTTCTTTTTGAAATACTCTACGTCTTTTAACTCACCAAGATTTTGACCACCAGGGAGAGTCGTAATTTCTGTTCCTCTACCACCTTCGCGACGTGGAAGCCAAAAGTCTTCCAACATTGACATATGTTTTTTATCATCGCGCATCTCTCCAGTAGCGGAATCATAAACTAGTTTATTTCTGTAACGTGCCATCACGTCACGGAGATATTGTTCTGCTTTTACCTTGGGTAGATTGCCTACATCAATGTAGAAAATTCTACGCTCGGGAGCACGAGACAATCTGTAGATAACAAGACTGTCTTCAATCATGCGAAGTTGGTTGAGAGACTTGATTGCTTTGTGCAAGAAGCTCAAAGTCATTCGCTTGTTTAAATCTTGTAGACCTGAAGGGCAGAAAGTAATTGCATCAACAGCAATCTTTACTCCCTGTGACAAAGACATGTCACCAATAGGACCCATGACTCCACCTTTATAAAATCCTTTTGGGTTGTAAAGGTAGTAATCTACAAAAGTTCCATACTCGTACTCAAGTGCCGTGCCCTTAATTGCTGCACGGGATAGAGAGTCTTTTGGAGTATTGTCTATTTTTTGACGGACCTTCTTGATCTTCATCGGATCGATGTATCGAAGTTCAAGAATTCCTTTCTTTGGATTATCTAAATCGATAACTTTGTGGTAGAATAATCTACCGTCAATATACCAATTACGTACAATTTCGTGAGCACGATTATCAAAATTTAGAAGTTTTTTGATATGATCAAATTCATTACGAATTTTATTCTTAACACTAGAACCAACTTCTAGGTTTTCCAAGTCAATCTCAACAGGAGAATCACTTGCATCGCTAACAACAAACTCATTAACAACTTCATCAACAGCACTGTCAACTTCTGGGTGAAGTGCCATATCTCTATAACGACGAATCAACTCAAACTCATTGCGAGCAGAGTTGTCCGTATCTACATACGTTCCATAATACCCACCAGCAGCAACGGCGATGGGTTCATCAGCAGAAGGAGGGACAGGGGATTGCCCCTTCTGCCCCTCCTTTCTGTTAATCTGGAAGCCAAATAACTGACTCATGATTATAATTCAAATAGTTGAGCGTTCAACTATTTATCAGTTTGCTACTGGTAGGTTTCCGCCTTCAACTTTCCAATACTGAAGCTGGAACTCAACAGTGAAGTCTTCAATCTGATCGTTGCTATCATAAGCAAGATCAATTTGAGAAACGCTAGTTGGGAATGCACCGTAGATGGTGTACTCTCTGATTACACTGCTGGTCTCATCTCTTTCTAGTTGCTTGACCTTAAGATCTGCGGTGTATCCAGCAGACTGGTTGGGAACAAAGAGTTCCGAATAGTTGCCTTCGTGAGCATTGATTGCTTCTAACCAACGCTCCATGTAACCGCGTACCTTGAAGTCTCTATCGTTGATGAAAGTAACTGTCCAGGTATCGAAGGTTCTGTCACCTGCAATCTTAACAGTTCTTCCACGGAAAGGAACATCAATAACACCTAGGTTTGATGCTGGTAGAGCAGCAGACTTACATAGAATGTCTACTAACTCTTTGTCTTCGCCAGTTGGATTGTCTGGGTGACCAGCAGGGAAGTTAATGTCAACCAAGAAGAGGTTTGGCTTAACGCCCTGCTGAATCTTTCCGAGAAACTGACTTACACTACTTGTGATCGCCATTTGTTTTTACTCCGTATGATCGTTTGCTTTACTTTAATTATCTACCAACTACTTCACTGAAGGAAACTCCAGTCTTCGTTGCTGTAAACGTGATGGTTACATAGTTGATTGAACGTGTTGGTTTGATGAAAAGTTCAGCAACAAACTCGTTTCTATCAATAACATCAGGTGTGTTGTTTGACTCGTCGCAAACTACGAGGAAGTCGGTAACACCTCTTCTTGCTTGAATTTCGTTCAAGTAAGAATTAACTGCACTTGAGAACAGAGCACGGGTTGTTGTGTCGTTCAATTCGAAGAGAACTCCTTTTGCGAGAGTCTCAACTCTTGCCTCAATGTTGAGGAAGAGACGACGAACATTGATTCTGTCGAATGCAGAAGGTGAAGCAAGAGCAGTCTTGTCACCAAATAGAACTGTACCAGTTCCAGGGAAGGTAACGATAGGATTGATTCTTACTTGATAGAGTTCATCTCTATCTGCCTTGGTTGGGTTGTATGCAAGTTTGATTGCATTTCTGATTGCACCTCTGTTTAGACCAGCTGGTGAGAACCAGTCATCTAGAGTTGCTGATGTTGCAACACAGAGTCCTGCAACGTCTGCGTTACAAGGCAACCAACGATACTTATCGTTGAAACGATCGTAGAAATACTTATAACCGCTATCAAATACACCGTATGAAGTCGATGCTAGTTGATTGAAGAAGTTAATTGTATTAACTTTCTGTTGTGCAGTTGTTAGAGCAGTTGAAGTTCCGATTTGATTTCCTTTGTGGGGAGAAACAAAAGCAACACAATCTTTTCTACCAGAAGCAATTGAAAGAACTTTCTGTGCTTTAGCAGTAGTTGCAACTTCTGTGCCCATCGAACCGCCCATGAGGACAAAGTTGATGTCTACAGTTTCTGTGTCTGCAAATAGATCATATGCAGAACCGATCTCTCCAGAAGAATAAGCATATTCATCAGCACCACCAGAAAGTGTTGTCTCAAGAGCCATTGCTAGAAGGAAAGCATTACCTGAAGATAGTGCAGATGATGCTTGGTTCCAAGCAACACCGCCACCTGCAGAAGAAGGTTCTTGAGTTACAGTTGGAGCAGCGCCATGGAAGATGTATGAAGACTCTGTATTTACTACTTCTTTGAAGTAGATTGATGCACCTTCATCACTCTTTGCGTCGGTTAACTTCGAGAGATAGGTTAATCTTTCTAGAACTGTATTTGCAGCACCAGAAATATCACCAGTTGTATCGATCACGGCAAGGTGCAACTCGTCATACTTAAGTCCTCTTGCAGCAGCAAAAGCAGAAGTTCCAGGACGAGGAGCGATTGAACCTAGGGTCAAACCAGTAGAACCAATTTCTGTGGTTGTATACCAATCTGCAACAGAAGAAATTGCTACATCGGGATCAGCACCATCATCTAATGCATCTGCTGTAGTGATTAGAACTGATGGGTTGTCTAGAACAACAGTTAATTCTGTATCATTATTGCCAATAGCAACTAATTCTGCTGTAGCAGTTCCACCAGCAGATAGGTTAAATGTAACCTGATCTCCAACTGAAGGAACTGTTTGAGGAGCAGCTGCAAGTGTAATTACTTGATCAGCGCCTCTGTCTACAATAACAACTAGCAATGAGTTTCCGTGTGCGCCTGCAGTTCTTGCTGCAAGAACTTTAGAAGCACCTACTCCAGATTGCCATGCGACATCATTAGCAATCAGAACACCGCCACCGTTGGCAGCGTTTAAAACACCAGCAGTCTCTGCACGAACCACAGAGAGTCTGCCGCCGTAGTTTAGAAATTCCGATGCTACTAGCCAATCTTCTGCGTTAGCATCGACTGGGCGACCAAATGTTGAAATGAGCTCACGCTCTGTGGTGATACTAGTAATCTCACCAATAGGTCCTTTTGCGAAGGTGGAGGCAAAAGCAGCGGTTACCTCTATTGCACCAGTAATAACTGCATTAGAGAGTTCACGCTCCTTAAGGACTACACCAGGCGAGACTTGACTTGCCATGTTTTTACCTCTTTAGATATTCCAGATTTATCTGTAATTATTTAGAATTTTGGATGTTTCAAATGGGGAAACAATGCGTGAACATTTACCAATCAGGATATCCCCAGTCTGTAAAAGGATCTCTCTTCTTTCTATTTTCCATCACTCTTTTTACAGTACAATCTTTACATTCATATGAATATGCAGATGGCAACCCTTGTTTATATTTTCTGGTCAAGTAATAATCAGTAAGTAAATCTTTTGTTTGACCACAAATTCTGCACATCCTTTCTCTAAAAAGGAGATGTTCTAGACTGAATTGATCCCCAATATCCATCAGTAGTTCCACATATAACCAACTTCTTCTTGTTTGTCTCCGTATGCCCACAGATCACCATCTGCGTCCACGAAGGTATCATCACCCATACCGTCATCAATAAACCCAAAAGGAGCCATGTCTTGCTCAATTTGATTTCTCTGTTCTTCATAGATCCTCCTTCTGATATCTTGATCGGTCATCTCCTTGAAGTATTCCTGCATGACTAACCATGCGAAGAGAACCATACACATCACAAGGTCATCATGGTATCCTTCATCTGCTTCCCATGCTTGTTTCTTCTGAACGAATGTGGTA